CTTCCGTACTGGATGTCTGGGCCTTGGCAGAAGAGTATCCACTCTTATCTCCGTGCACACACACAATTTTCATTATGTGGCACACCAATGGAGAAGTGGCACCTTTCGTTCCTTGACCGATTGAGTTCAAAATTCGGTTGGTTTCAAGGCAAGACTTTTGATGGTCGTCAGACTGTCTGGGTCTCTGGTGACTACTCTGCCGCGACGGACAAGATCGACATACGCTTGACTCGCGCCTGTCAACGTGTTTGCGAAAACGTTGTCAGCAAGCACTGGGATGGCGATCGGACTGATCTGGAGAGGTTCCTTGTTGTGATGCGTTCGTGCATCGACCCACACAAGGTGTACTATCCTCCCCAGTATCAACACAGCGAGACCGACCGTGCAGAAGAAATTGCTTTGGAGCTTAGCAAACTGCGCGCGTCTATTGCGGACGATGACTTCCTCCGTTCCCGTATTCTCAACTCTGCGCAAGGTGCGTCGGATGAGAATGAAGAAGGCGACAACCCTTTTGCAGGGTTGACTGCCGATGATCTCACTGATGAGTTCATGGAGCGTTTCCGACGGAAGCGCAACATTCTCAAACCTGAAGATCCGGGACAAGTGGAAAGAAAAATCGAGGAGCTTGTAGCCGAGCGTGAGAATCTTCTCGCGCCGACAGATCAAGCCAATGGTCAGCTTATGGGCTCGACCTTGAGTTTCCCGATTCTCTGCATCGTCAACTTCGTCTGTGCTTGGATTACGCTTTTTCCTCAAATTGCCGATTTTCAACAGGTACCTGTCTTAGTCAACGGCGACGACATCCTATTCAGGTGCCCCTCTGAGGAAGTTTCGCGATGGTACGATGCCATCGAGAATTGTGGATTCGAAAAATCCGTGGGAAAGAACTTTGTCCACGAAAATGCGATTTTCATCAATTCTCAGCCTTGGCTCGCGAAGAAGCGTTCCGATTTCGCTGAACAGCATCAAGCAGATTTTGAGTACCTGCCTTTCTTCAATGTTGGCCTTATGCACGGTCAATCGAAGGTGGCAAAGTGTCCTGCTGTTCTCGGTGGTGTTATCTACCAACATCTCTACTCCCTCCAGCCTGAGGCTGTTGTAGGTGCAAGAGATATCCAGCGCGCTGTGAAGCGATTTTTAACGGTAAATCGCACTCATCTGCAAGCAGTTAGCGCTGGTGGTTTCTTTTCACATTCTCTGCCCGAATGCTACATGGGCCTTGGCATGGTGGAGTGTGAAAAGACCTCGTATACGACTCAGCAACTTCGCATGGCCTCAATGATTTGGAGGCGTGCGCAAAGTGGCTATCTTGCGATGACAGAGTCGGTTCGCTGGAAAGAGTCTTTCGGACGCGTCGCAATGCGGCCCGAAATTGGTTCGACGAACACATTGTCGCCCAAACATGACCTTTCCCTCGCGAAGAATGTCAACCGTTATACGAG